AGTTTCACAGTTTAATCATTCCCGCGCCCATTGAAAGGGCGCGGGGTTAACGCCCGAAGATTCATTAACGGGGAGAGCTATGAAAGTGCTAAATTGGAGATATTATACGATAGGGTCAATATTCAGCATAGGGCGAGGGCTTTACATTGTTCGGCGATCCGATGCGGGATTTGATAGATGTGTTGGTTGCGCTCTTAGATACAAGAAAAGTTGTGTCCATATGAATTGCGATAAGGCGTTGCGCGAGGATGAAGAAGATGTAATATTTGAGAGGATATGAAAACAAAACTACTGAAACGGCTGAGGGAAGAAGCCGAAACGGAATCCCTGTGGGCAACAAATGATTTTGAAATATATTGTCGACATTACAAGCGCTGGATTAGGGCATATATTCTTCGCCGCGTCAGGGAATTAAAACAAAAGAGAAAATGACACCGAAAGAGCTTTACGACTGGGCGGTCGAGAACGGGGCCGAGGACTACGACATTACGGTTGATGGTGATGCGATAGATTATCTGTTACCTGAGATTGATGAACGACTTAAAATAATTGAAATCGTACGATGAAACGAAAACTTACACTCACCGACATTGCGGGGTATTTGGCTTATCCCCTGCTTGGGCAACATCCTACGGGCGCAATTTGTTGGATAGACGTTGAATTTATGTCCCGGCTCGGGCTCTCGCTCGCGGGGTATAAACCCGTCCTTCGGCCGATGTCCGACCTATGCAAGGAGATAACGGACAAGGACTACAACGACGGAAAGCCGTTTATTCCTTCCGATCACTTAAAGGAGCTGTTGGATGGCGATTTCGAGGACTGTTTGATACTCGACTGCCGGATTAAATATTCGCCAAGTGAGTTTTGGTATAGCGATATGAGCGCAATTTTAGACATGTTCCACCAGCTTAAATTCGACTACCGCGGCCTGATCGACGCAGGGCTGGCCATAAGCGTTCACGACTTAAAACAGAATCCATATGAAAAATAAAACTGGAATAGAGCTGATTGCGGAAGAGCGTGCTAAAATATTTGCCGCGCCCGGCAAGTTGGAGGGGGCATGCAAGATGGTTGCGCGCGCAGAAATGCTGGTTGAACTTTCCGGACGCCCTTCCAAAAATGTAAAGGCGGTCAACCTCCTTGCCGAGGCCGGTGCCCTTATCGCCGCCGAGATCGACCGAATTAACAACCTCAAACAAGAATAACCATGCAGAAGATGATGTTTAACGACCGCTACGGACTGACATATGCGGTCATTGACGAGATAAAAAACAATACGCGCCGCATAGAAGGCGGCAAACAATTTCAACTGGCCGCGACCGCAGCCGAAGATTTCACTTATGAGGAAGCTACTGGATGGATCGTAATGTGCTGTCAAGGGGTTGAGATTTTTCGCCATAAATGCCGCTACAAGGTCGGCGAGATCGTGGCCGTAGCGCAGAGCTATGAGAATGCAGGGGTTGACCCGGAATACCCCATAGAAGGTGTGCAGCTTGCAAAAGAACACGCCGGTTGGCGCAATAAAATGTTCGTCAGCGCCAAACTGATGCCCTACCGCATTCGCATCACCGGCGTCCGTTGCGAGCGCTTGCAGGGTATTTCGGACGAGGAGTGTATGAAAGAAGGGGTGGTGGATGTGACCTACTTTAAGACCGGGGGGCGTCCATACGAATTATTTGCTTTACCGGGGCATGAGTACGAGGAAACCTTCAATACACCCAGGCAAGCTTTCGCCGCGCTTATCGACAAGGTGTCCGGCCGTGGAACATGGGATCGAAACCCGTGGGTAGCGGTTTACAAATTCGAATTGGTGAAATAGTATGAAATTCACAACCCCATGCTTTGTCCGTGTCGAGGATGCGGAGAAGCGAAGAGAACTTATTGAATTCTTGAACATGATAGACCGGCCGTACAGAAAAGTTGTCCCTCTTAATATATTCCCTTACATAGCAACTTTCTATAGATGGCATGACAACCTTTCGGAAGAATCGCTTATGATTCTTCGGGAAGAAATGAATGATCTTATAGACTGCGGCAATAACATTCAGTTGTTCAAGGCTCTTGCGGCGATGACTGATGATAGGGATGATGTCAACCAATGGTATGTATTCGCAGCTGATTACTATTTCGGAGAAGAGGATGTATACTACCATCGCGGGCATGTTATCAGCGGGATTGATATGATTTACGTCTTTGAAGATTAGCGTAACGCCTTGTATTATTGCCGAAAGGCTACGGCAGATGAAATCATTAAACATTTTAAAAAATCTTAAAGAATTTTACATGATGAAACCTTTTGACTTAGCGGCCGCCAAAGCAGGCGCGGCGGTGTGTACGAGAGACGGGCGGGACGTTGTTCCTGTAGCAGTTGATTCCCTATTGCAAGGGCCGTATGTCTTTTCCGGGATTGTTGGTTTTGGAGACGTTTATCCGGATAAACGAGTTGTCGAAACATGGACTGAAGAGGGATTGCCGACAAGCCTAACTGTTGGCCAATGTGGTCTTTCATTGATGATGCGCGACGACGACTACGCCGAGAAGCTGGCGTGGGGAGAGTACGGGAACCATATCGACGAAGCCACCGAAAAGGTTGATCCAGTTGTCAAGGAAAACTTAACAGCTGACCGGGAGTACTGGCGGCGGGTGTATGCGGGGCAGATGATGGCAGCTGCGTTTCCTGTGCTTGTCTCTACTGACTGGCAGGCGAAAGGCGAGTACGCAAACATACCAACTGAAACACTAATTGCTCGTCAGGCTATCGACTTCGCTGATGCCCTCCTTGAAGAGCTGGAGAAAAAATAAAAAAGAGGCAATCCTTTCGGATCACCCCCACATGCAGGAATAAAGGTAGTGATTAATTTGGAGGATTGCAAATGAGCAGGATAAAAAAATGGACGCGCGAGGAACTGTATGAAATGACGCGGTTATATCCGACTTTTTTCAATAAGGCCCTGGCCGAGTTGTTCGGCCGGTCGCCGAAAGCCGTGGCTGCTTGTGCGGCTCGCTTAGGTTTGAAAAAATCCGAGGCTTTCATTGAAGAGTGCAAGCACCTGCCCGGTCGGTTTCAGAAAGGGCACATACCGCCTAACAAGGGAACCCGGGGAAAAGCTCGCAAAAAGGCGGGAAAGCCGGCCAAGGCTGAACCTGAGCATCTCGGAACGCTCGACTGCATGCCGAATCCGTTTTTATCCAAACGAATAAAACGGCTTCGAAATTCGGGGATGTCCTCCCGATAGCCGATGGTACTCAAAAAGCGTTGTATTTTAGCCTCCGGATTGAAATGGAATCATTGCGGGGTGGAGCAGCGGTAGCTCGCCGGGTTCATGTCCCGGAGGTCGTGGGTTCGAATCCCATCTCCGCTACAAATCGCGTACATTATGGCAGCAAATCAGGAACAGAAACAGACAGGACGCCCGCGTAAGTTCTCCAGCCCGGAGGATATGCAGGCAGCCATTGATGCTTATTTCGCCGCGTGTGAGAAGAAAGACGAGCCGCTTACCATCGAAGGGCTTTGCGAGGCTCTTGAGGTAGATAGGAGAACTATTCTCAACTATGGTAAGCTGGAGGCGTACTCTGCGTTTTTTCCTACGGTAAAAAAAGCGCGTATGCGGGTACAGCGGGATTTGGTCGTGAGGATGCTCAAAGGCGGATGCGGAGCTGCCGCTGCGATCTTCCTGCTGAAGAACAATCACGGGTACGAGGACGAGCAGACTATGAAGTTCCGCCCTATGGATTCAAACCCTTTCAAGGGTATGACGCCCGAGCAGAAGGCACAATTCCTGTCGGACGATGAATCGGAATGAAAGTAGATGCAAATACCCTCTGCCAATGGCGTATGGAGAAAGCCCGAAATATCTTCGGGCTTTTTGCCAAGTATGTCAACCCGAGGCTGGAGTTTGCACCGTTTCATATCGTTTACTACCGCATCCTGCATAGGTTCGCTACGGGGAAGATCAAGAAGCTGATTATCTCTATGCCGCCCCAGCACGGCAAAAGCGAGGCTTCGACCCGCCTACTTCCGGCCAAGATATTGGGCCAAAACCCGGATGCCCGTATTGCCGTGGCTTCCTACAATGACGGAAAGGCCAGGAAATTCAACCGGGAGATACAGCGATATATGCGAACCCCGCAATATGCTGATTTGTTTCCCGATACACGTATCAGCAAAGGGCGCACTTCGGCGGAGGATGCGATCAACACCGCGAATGAGTTCGAAATCATCGGCCGCCGGGGTAGTCTGCTGAGTGTCGGCCGTGGCGGCGGCCTCACGGGCAACCCCGTCGACATCCTGATAATCGACGACCTGTATAAGGATGCGGAGGAGGGCAATTCTCCCGTTATCCGGGAATCCTGCTGGGAGTGGTACACCTCTGTTGCAAACTTTCGCCTGCACAACCAAAGCCAGCAACTTATCGTATTCACGCGCTGGCATGAGGACGATCTGATCGGCCGATTGGAGAGGCACGACAAGGTGATCGAGGTTACCTCGTGGGCGCAGCTCGATAATTTCCCCGCGGATACCTGGGCGAAAGTCAATTTCCAGGCGATAAAGGAGAACGAACCGACAGAGCTCGATCCCCGACAGATAGGGGAGGCACTTTGGCCGGCCCGTCACTCATTGGAACGGCTTCAGACATCCCGCAAGCTGTCGCCGGAAATATTCGAGTGCATGTGTCAGGGCAATCCCTATAACGAATCGGGTGCGCTCTATGGTCGGGAGTGGCAGACTTATACGGAGCTGCCCGTAACATTCGGGAATAAAAACTACACGGATATTGCCGATACAGGTTCCGACAACACATTGTCCGTGTCCTACCGGGTAGGTGCGGCCGAAGTTTCCGAAGGCGTCAGTTTCTGCAAATGCTACATTACCGATTTGGTATACACGGGCAGTGACCTCGACGAAGCGGAAAAGTTGCTGCCGATGCTTTTTGCTCGGAGCCAGACGCGGGCCTCGATGATCGAGAGCAACAACGGCGGCGGATATTTTGCTCGTAAGCTTCGCGCGAAATGCCCGGGCGTGGAAATCACGCCGTTCTTCCAGTCGCATAACAAGGAATCGCGCGTCCTCACCTATGCCCCCACCGTAAAACAGTGTATCGTCATGCCCTACGACTGGGCGCAGCGCTGGCCGCGGTTCTATGCGGACGTCACCTCCTTCAAACGGATATTCAAAGCCAATGCGCACGACGAGGTCGCCGACGTGCTTACGGGCATTGCCGAGTGTGAAAACGGCACCCGCAAACCGGCACGCGGCGTAAGAGTTCGGAATTGATGCCGATCTGCCTCAAAATAATATTTTCCTTTGTAATGAAAATGGGCTAAGGGTCGCCCGGATGTTTAACCGATAAATTTCTTTCACGTATGAATTGTGGTTGTCCGCGCGGCGCATCGCTTCAGACTATTCCGGTACACGATTGTCCGGAGAGCATGGGGCAGGTGCAGAAGTTGATCTTCCAGCGCATCTACAAATCGGGCGACGAGCTGAACAGCATCGCCGACCCTGCCAAACTGGCGTCTTGGACGCCGCTTCTCACGGCATCCGACGGTACGAAGGCCGTTATCACGCCGTTTATCAGCGAACCTACGGCCGAGCCTGGCGAAGCCCGTACCTATGGTGGCGGCAATGCCACTGTCGGCGGCGTCGAAATCATCCTCGGTACGAATCCGACGGCTTTCACGGCCAAAATCCTGCGTTCCCCGCAGGACACGATCAAGGCCATGAAGGAGCTGATGTGCGAAGATGTCGGCGTCTACCTGGTTGACGGGCACGGTAACATCGGCTGTATCAAGAAATCGACCTCGGGGGATTCGCCCGCGACAGCTTACTATCCGATCCCCGTGCAGTCGGTGTTCGTGTCGGACAAGGGGCTGGGCGGATTCGAGGCTCCCGACAGCAACAACATCTCGTTCTCGTTCCTGCCCGGGTGGTCGGACGATTTCGCAATCGTCACTCCTTCGGATTTCAACCCGCTGCGCGACCTTGTGGCCGCAGCCGAATAAATTCCCGGAAGCCATGAAGCGCGAAACGAAAGTGACGCTAATTACCGCCGACGGCATGAAGCGGGGGTTCTCAATGGAGCATGCCGAAAGGCTCCTGCGCATGCCGCGCAACGGCGGCTGGAAATTACCCGAAGATTCACCTTTCACTTTCACCCTTGCAAATGGGATTGAGCATCGAAGAAATACGCGACCGGATAAGAACGCCGCACCACGGCGGGACGAAGCATAAGGCCATCCGGCAGCAGGAACGCATCCGATTTCATGCGGAAACGAACCTTGACCAATACCGAATGGGCGCGATGGCAACGCAGTTCCTCGGTTGGGTCGAAGGTTTGATTCCGCACGACAAGTTCGTTACATTCCTCTCGCTGTTTCGATTCCCGGTCAAGACGAATGAATTGACGGGGGTGATCTTCGATAAGCTCAGCCGCGTATTCGACGGGCGCAATCCGGTTTTCTCCTACCAGTTCAAGGATAGTGCGCAGCGTGACGACTGGGAGAAATACCGTGCGGAAAGGCTCAACGAGCCGACGGTATGGCAGACGGATGGCTTCGAACACTTTCAAACGGGGATCAACTCGGTGCTGATCGTGGACGTGCCCGAAGTGCAGGCCGGAGAGTTGCCCGAGCCGTATTTCTACTGGCTGTCGATCGAGCGGGTGATCGACTTCCGGATCGACCGTACGAAGCAAGGCTTCTCGAATTTCGAATGGATCATTTTCGAGGTCGGTGACGACCGGATCGCAGTTTTCGACGAGGAGCGCTACCGTCTGTTCCGCAAGGGAAAGGACGGCAACGTGGGGGAGCTGCTCGTGAATAACCCGCACACACTGGGCTATTGTCCCGCCCGCTTTTTCTGGACGACACCTGTGAATCTGCGCGAGCCGGAGATCAAGCGCAGCCCGTTGTCGAAGGAGCTTGCCGCGCTCGACTGGTATCTGTTCTTTGCCATATCGAAGCAATGCCTCGATCTGTATGCGCCTTATCCGGTGTATTCGGGTTACGAAATGGATTGCAATTTCCATAACGACGATTCGGGGGATTATTGCGACGGCGGGTTCCTGCGTAACAAAAACGGGAACTACAAGATCATCCCGACGACCGGTGCCGTGGAGCGATGCCCGGTGTGCGGCAACAAGCGTCTCAGCGGCCCCGGCTCATTCGTCGAGGTTCCCGTCCCGCAGCCGAACGGCCCCGACCTGCGTAATCCGGTGCAGATACTGACGGTCGACCGCAATTCGCTCGACTACAATGTCGAGGAGGTAGAGCGCATGGAACGGAATATCATCCGCAACTGTGTCGGCGTGGATAACGAGGAGGTCAACGGGCAGGCCGTCAACGAAATGCAGGTTGAGGCATCCTTCGAAAACCGCACGACGGTATTGACGACCGTGAAGCGTAATTTCGAAAATGCCCAGCGGTTCGTTGATGAAACGGTCTGCCGCCTGCGTTACGGCTCGGGATTTACGTCGGCGACTGTCGACTGGGGCACCGAATTCTACCTGACCACAGCGTCGGAACTTCGCGCCCGTTATGCGAAGGCCAAAGAGCAGGGAGCGTCCGATGCCGAACTGGACGCCCTGTCGCAGAAGATCATCGAGACGGAGTACCGGAACAATCCCTTGCAGATGCAACGCATGGCGATCCTTTCGGAGTTGGAACCATATCGGCACCTGACCCGAACCGAGTTAATGGCACTCAATGACAAGGGGCTTGTAGACCCGGCGGATTTGGCTGTGAAGTTGAATTTTTCCGCCTTTGTCTCACGCTTCGAAAGGGAGAATATGAACGTGGTCGACTTCGGCGTGAACATTCCGCACGACATCAAGATACAACGAATAACTAACGCTTTACGAAATTATGGCACAGAACAGCAAAACAGGAAAGGTTCAGGAACCGTTTAAACCGGCTCCGGGCGACGAGGCTTACGTACATGTAACCCTGGAACAGCCCAATTACGACAAACGGACGGGGCAGAAACTCTCACGTCCCCGCATGCAGAAATTCGGCGTCCGCGAGTACGCCAAAGTCAAGGATCAGCTCTATAAGCAGGGCTACACGGTCGAATTGCTTTACATGCCCACGGCGAAGACGTTGGCCGAGGCGCAACTTCCGGCAACTCCTACGCCGGTAACGGTCATCCGTGCGGGAGAAGCACCTGCACCGGCAACCAAGAAAGACGACGGGAAGCCGGACGAGAGCGCGGGGGAGAGGCAGTCCGACAAAAATTCGGAGGAGGAGCAGTAATCACACGAATTTATAAAGGGTAAATAAATTATGGCACTTACAAAAGAAACGCTTCGGGCGAATGAATCCCTCGCGGGGCTTTCCGACGAGCAGGTCAGCCTGATCGAAACACTTTCTCGCAATGACGAGAATACCGTCATCGGCAACAAAATCGGAGAACTGCACGGCAACTACGATGCCGACATCCTGGCAGCGACCGGGATTGCCAAGCAGCAGGGGGAAAAGACCTACGACTACCTCAAGCGCGCGGCCGGCGAGATCAAGCGCCGAGCCGATAAGTCCGATGAGTTCCAGCAGAAAGTCACCGCGCTGACGGGTGAGCGCGATGCGCTAAGAGAGCAACTGAAGGCCGGGGGCGCCGGCGACCTTTCGGCGCAGTTGGCCGCAAAGGAGGCCGAGCTGAAGAACACCAAAAAACTCTACGCTGACACGAAGGCCGACCTGGATAAGCTGTCAAAAGAGAGCGCATCGAAGATGACCGCTCTGCAAATTGGCTACGAGATCAAGGGAGCAGCCGCGGCGCTCAAGTTCAAACCCGAGATTCCGCAGGCTGTGGCCGACCTGGCCGTGCAGAACATCGTCAAGGAGCTGGAAACGGCTCATAAACCCGAGTTCATCCCCGACGGCAACGGCGGGCAGCGGCTTGTTTTCAAGGACGAGAACGGGGTGCAGCTCAACAACCCGGCCAACGGCCTGCAACCTTTCACCGCGACCGAACTGCTCACGCAGAAACTCTCGGCGCTCGGTATTCTGGCCGAGGGACAGAAGCAGGCCGGTGCCGGGACAAAAGCCACGCCGGGGAATGCGGGCGGCAGCCGATACGACATCGGAGGTGCCCGTACGCAGGTAGAGGCCGACGAGATGATCGTCGAGCAGCTTTGCCGTGACGGGTTCGTGAAAGGGACGCCCGAATTCACAGATGAGCACAGTAAGATTCGGGCGGAGAACAAAGTCCAGGAGCTACCTCTCAGATAAAACGATAACCAACGGGGCAAAGGGTCAGCTTCGAAAGTATTAACTATTTAACTTTTTTATTATGTCTCTTATCGAAACAAAAATGCAGAATCTGCGGGTTAATTCCGACCTCGACAAGAATATGGCCCGCCCGTCCCGTTACGGTGCGCTTGACCTGTTCGTCGAGCAGTCCTATGCCCGCGATGGGATCATCACCGACGAACTGCGAGAGCGTGCTTTCGCCGCCAACGGCCGCGAAGTGCAAATCCCCGTCATCGACTACGACGGTGAAGTAACCATTTCGAATGTCCGTAGCTGCGACATCGCCGACGACGAGAATACGTCGAAACTCGTAAACGTTACCTTCGCAACGTATGCGTGGGGATTCACGATGGTTCCGACGTTGTACGACAACAACGAAATCAGAATCCAGAAGGACTGGGAGCGCAAGTTCCTGAAGTACCTCTACAAGCTGGCCGACACGCTCGATGCCGGTGCGGTCGCGGCTCTTTCGGCCAACAAAACGCAGGTGTTTAAAGAACTGCTGACTTACACGCAGGCGGGAAACTCGGTGCAGGTGCCGTGGGTGCAGCGTGAGGATGCCCTTGCCGATTTCGACGCGATGATGGCTGCAAACGACTATTTCGGCCGCATGCACATCGTCGGCAACGCAGGGATTCAGGCCCTCGTGACGAAACTCGCGCAACACGGTCTCTACAACGACGTAGACAAGCGCAACGAGTACCTGAACAAGATTTTCCACTTCACGAACAATGTCGCCAACGAATCCAGCGCCTATGCGAGCGGTTATGCCGTCGAGCACAGCAATGTGGGGATGCTGTTCCGCGTGGATCGTGAAGCCCTGCACCGTACCGACCTCGGCCCGATGGGTGAGTGGGATGTCTCGACGCTGCCCGTCCTGAACATTCCCGTCGGTACATTCTTCAAGGACAGCGTAGGCGACTACTCGGGTATTGCCGGCGCCGCTTCGGCCGACATGAAGTGCGTACACAAGGAGCACTACGGCTTCTCGGTAGACGTGGCCTACATGGTGGCTTACAATTCCGACCCTGCGGAGATCGCCAACCCGATCATGAAGTTCGACATCCTGAAATCGACCATGACGCCCGTGACGACGATTCCGGTGCAGGTAGTCAATCCGACCGAATCGCCCGTGAACACGAAAGAGGTGGCGGGGGCGTAATCGACCACACAAGTTCAACCGACGGGGGTAGGGTAGTACCCTGCCCCCGTCTTATTAAACCGCAATGTATAGAATACCCGAAATACAGAGTAAGCTCGCGGGGCTTGTCGGCTGGCGCAAAGACCCAAACCCGACCTACCGGATCGACGAAGACCTGACACAATCTGACAGCGGCCTTTACTTTCAGGACGTACATCCGCTCCTGACGCTGGAGAACCTGTATCATTGTATGCCTGACCAGACCGGTGTAACCTATGCTGTCTATGATCCCGGATTCGAATACCGGGCCGGGGATGTCGTTGCGAACTCCCGGGACGGTAAAGACTTGTACGAGGCTTTGCAGGACAACATGGGGGCCGCGTTGTCCGATGGCGAATACTGGTCGAAATACGACCCGTTTTCCGCATTCCTGCGCTCGATACGCCAGTCGGGGGTGGCATTGGCCGCCCAGACCTTCATCAACGGCCATGCGGTCGACAACAGGGCGAAGAGCCTGCTCGACAAGCGGACGTTTTTCGACGGCACCGGGCGTATTGCCGATGCGATCCAGAGCACCGGCAAGGTCGTCGGGTACGAGGTGGTGCCGATCCGCGCATTGGGTGTCACCACGAAGATCGAGCGCATCGGCCTGCAAATGACCGGCAGTGGCCCGGTAACGGTGTACGTGTTCCATTCGAGCCTGCTCAAACCGGTGTATACCTTCCAGTTCGACGTGAAGGCCAAGGCCGGGTATCAGTGGTTCCCGGTGAAAGACTGCTACCTGCCCTATTTGCAGCAGGGGAATGCCGGCGGGTCGTGGTACGTGTGCTACAACCAGCCGGACTTGCCCGCGGAAATGCAGGCCGTGAACCTGAACCGCGATTGGTCGCAACAGCCTTGCGCCTGCCGGCGCGGGGAATACGAGTTGTGGAAGATGATCCACAAATACCTGGAGATTTACCCGTTCGCCGTCCGCGCAGAGGCGGACTTTGCCCGGAACCCCGAATTGTGGGACATAGCGTGCATGGGCTACACCTATACGCGCAATTACGGGATGAACCTCGAAGTGACTATCGAATGCGACTACACCGACTTCATCGTCGAGCAGCGCATGAACTTCGCGGAGGTCGTAGCTAAGCAGGTTGCGGTGAACGCACTGCGTACGATGGCCTACAATCCCAATGTGAGGATCAACCGCAACCAGTCGAACATCACGCGGACGGACATCCTGTTCGAACTGGAGGGCAACACCGCCGGCCGGCCTTCGGGCTTGGTCGCCGATTTGACCCGGGCATACAAGTCCCTGCAACTCGATACGGCCGGGATGTCGCGCATCTGCCTGCCTTGCCACAATGGCGGCGTGCGTTACGGCTCGGTCGCTGGAATGTGGCGAAAAGAACAATTTAACCCTCGAAAGTAGGTGTTTCTCTCCGGGGAAATGCAAACCTTTAGAACAATGAGCCCGATCCAGTCCATGATAAATGCCCTTCGTGATTTCAGGCAGCGCAAGGATTTTTACGTGCTCGAATGCGTGCGTGAGAACGAGGCGGTCGTAATCGACGCCAATGCCGAGGAGCAGCTGTTCGAAAGGGGCGAAAACCGCCTTGGCGTGTCTATCGCGGACTATCAGCCCTATTCTCCGGTCACCGTCGAGGAGAAGCGGCTCCGCGGCCAGCCCTACAACCGGGTAACGCTGCGCGATACGGGCGATTTCGAAAGTAGTTTTTATATCCGCTATATGGACGATGGGTTCGAGATCACGGCCTCCGACTGGAAAACCGACGACCTGGTGCGTAAATACGGAAGGGAGATATTCGGCCTGAACCGCGAGAACCTCGACGATTTGGTGCGGTCGTATATCCTGCCGTTCCTGCGTGAAAAACTTGTGGAAACGATAAACAATAGAAAATGAACGAAAATCCGGTTTTGCTCGACAAAGTGCTCGGGCAGTTGCAGACGGCTTTGGAAGCGAATGTTTCCTGGCTTACGCACGCTTACGGCAAGACGCAGCGCATCGTCAAGCGTATACAGGGCCGCGACTACTATATGCCAGCCATCTATACCGGCGATACGGAGTACCTGTCGATGCTGCCCGACGCGCGGCTGGGAAACTTCAGCTTCTTCGACATCCCGGATGCCTACCGGTTCCCGGAGTACAACCGCTTCGCGCCGAACAAATTCTTCACACCGTTCCGGCTGGTTGTGTGGTTCGACGAGCGGACGATCTGGGGGCCGGGCATGAGCAACCGCGAGCAACTGAAGATGGACGTACTGGCCGTGCTCGGGCAGGTGACCCTTTCCGACGGCGGGCTGTGGGTCGAGAAGGTTTATGAGCGCCACGAGAACATATACCGCGGCTACTCTCTCTCCGAGGTGGACACGCAATACCTGATGGTGCCTTACGGGGGCTTCGCCGTCGAAGGCGAACTGGAACTGTCGGAAGAATGCGTGCCTGCCGCTGCCACCGACCAACTCTACGACAACCAAGGACGCGCACTCAAGGATTCGGAGGGGCGGCTGCTCCGGGTTCCGCAAAAAATAATTTAAACCATTAGTTGATATGATAGCCTTTATTTGCCTTATGTTCTGCGTAGCACTCTTTGCTGCATTCATAATCGTCTTCCTCGTCACGACCGGACTGCGCGAGCTGGTTGTCGCTACGGCGCCGCGGTTCGTGTCGCAACTTTTCAGCTGCGACTACTGCCTGTCCTGGTGGGTGGCCGTCGTCTTGTCTGTGGTCGCAGCGGTTATTATGTGGGATGCGGCGCTGCTGCTCATACCCTTCATGTCCACCCCGATAACCCGCGCGCTGCTATGAGAACGGAACAATTCCGCGGGCATACCGTGAAAATTTACGAGGACGTGGATGAAATGCCGATCAGGCGTTTCCAGAGGTTCAACAAATGCCTTCTGTACGATATGGGTATCGGGTCGGATTTCTCAGACGTGGATGTTCATATGGCGCGGATCGCGTCGTATATCCCCAAAGACCCCGCAAAGGCTTTGCAGGAGCTGGAGAACATGCGAAACAACCTCTACTATATCGTGCAGGGCGTGTCGCCCCGTCATATGGCCTTTGCGGCGCTGGTGGCGGAGGTCGACGGTCGGCCGCGCGACGATCTGAGCGACGAGGGGCTGAACGAAACGCTGGCCCTGCTGGACGATGTGAAACATACCGTGATCTCCCGGCTCGCCGAGGCGATCAAAAAAAAAATCAGCGAAGACCTTTCTGTTTATTTCCCGGCTACGTTTAACGACGTACATGAAAAAGATGCGACCGAAAGGATCATTCGGCGCACGCGGCTGGTTCTTTCGGAAATAACTACTGAACAGGATGCTTCGGAGGACATCGGCCGCATCGACGATTTCATCCTGATGCAGAATCCCCCGCAGGCATTCTCGACAGTCAAAGGCGCCGATGTGCTGTTCGACAAGAACTACACCGACATCATGCTTCTTGTTTCGAAGTCCATGAAGATGGATGCCCGGGACATGACGGTACTGGAGTTTTACCAAGCCCTCGCATATATGAAAAACGAGGCCAAGAAATTACGAAGACGCGTAAACTGACATCATCATGACTGAGGTGAACAACCCGATAAAGACCAGCGACCTGCTCCAAGACGACGGCGCGATCGACAAGCTGATCGCCGACCTGGAAAAACTGCGCGACAAGTATGTCAAGTCAATCGACGAGATACAGAAAAAGGCGAACACCCTGGATCAGAGCTTGCGTAAGCTGAGCGGCACGACCGACGAGCAGAAGCGCGCCGCGCAGGATGCCGCCGTCGAGGCCGACCGGCTGTCGCGTGCCTATAAGGAGATGAAGAAGCAACTGTCGGACATTCAGCAGGAGCTCGAACGCCTTAAAAAATCCCAACAGGATTCGACCAGACAGACGCAGCAGCAGACGCAATCGACAAAGGCCGAGGCGCAGGCGTTCGATGAATTGGGCATCAAACTTATAGCCGCGTCGGACGAACTGCGCAAGGCTACCGCGCGATTGAATGAATTGAATAAGGCCACCGATAACGGCCGTAAGGCTACCAATGCCGAAAATGCCGAACGGTCGAACCTTGTGCGTACCATTCAGACGCAACGAAATTCTATCAGCACGCTCAATACCGAAATGCGGAATCAGACCAAACAGTCAAATTCAGCTGTTGGTTCCATCGCTAACATGCGTGCCGAGCTGAATAGGTTGTATTTGGCATATGATAATATGTCGAAGGCTCGACGCGAAGGTATAGTAGGACAGAATACGTTGAAATCCATCGAAAAACTCCGGGCGGAGATTGCGGCTCTCGAAGGCCAAACCGGCCGATTCAAGCGGGAAGTAGGTCATTATGCTACTGCTTTCAGCCCTTTATCGTTTCAGGTACAGCAGGTAGCCCGCGAATTGCCGTCGCTCACGATGTCGGCTCAGCAATTCTTCTTGGCTATTTCGAATAACCTGCCGATGTTGGCAGACGAACTTAGCCGCGCTCGCCGAGAATATAAAAATCTGAAAGCGGAGGGAAAGGATGGGGTACCTGTGTGGAAACAGTTGCTCAAATCCATTGCATCGTGGCAAACGCTCTTGGTGGTAGGGATTACTGTGGTCACTGCATACGGCAAAGAGATCGGGAATTTTTTCAAAAAGCTATTCACTGGCAAGAAGCAGGTAGATGCACTTACCAAGGCGCAAGAGGCGTACAATCAGGTTATGATTGATGGTGCGCGGGACGCACAAAAAGATATTGTGCGTCTTGATGGGCTGTATAATGCTGTCACGAACGTTGCGCTCAGTATGGATAAGCGTAGGATTGCATTAAAGAAACTCAAAGACGAATATCCCGATTACCTGAAAGGAATGTCGGATGAACAAGTTTTAGCAGGCAAGGCTGTTACGGTATATGAAAAACTCCGGGCTAAACTGGTTGAATTAGCCAAAGCGAGAGCCGCTGAGGATATGTTACAAGAAAACGAACGGCAAAAAATACTGCTTGAAAATACAGATTCATATTCGTATTATTCCGGTGCTTTGCGTGAAGCACCCAATATCCGAGCTCGGTATGAGGATGCTATGCGTCGTATGCAGGAAACGGAAGGCACCCCACAATTTGCCGCTGCTGCCCGTGATATGCAAAAATGGCGACAGATATACAATCAGAACCTTGAAACGATTGAAAGGTTAAACGGGAGCGTGTTGGACGAGCTGAAAAAACTTGAAGGTGGTGAAGATTTGGTGAGTTTAATAGCAGATAAATTTGGAAATAACCTTCAAACATTTTTAGATGCCTCGAATAAACTCAGTGAAAAATTGGCTCGTAGCAGCGAATCCATATACACTTCAGTTGAACCCGGAACAAAAGATAAACAGGGGAAGGAAACATCTGGCATGACCCCGGAGCAAAAAGCGAATGCCCTTTCCCTGAAACTACAAAAGGAGTACGAACAGTCGCGTATCAACCAGATGCAGGAATCTGTCGCAAAACGCCGGGCGAAAATCGAGAATGATGCCGAGTGGGAAATCAATGAACTGACCCAGAAATATGCCAAAATGGAGGGCATAGAAAAGGAAGGTTCGGAGGTGTTCGAGCAGTATTGGAGCCAAATCGAGAATATCGAGCGCAAAAAGACCGAAGATTTGGTGCAACTCGATCTCGATTATGCCATCGAAACGCGCAGACTGACCCAGGAAACCCTGCAAAACCGGCTTGCGGCAGTGCAGGAGGGGAGTGCCGAGTATATCAGAATCCAACGTGAAATGCTCGAAAATGCCCGTCAAATCGAATTACTGGAGAATAAAGCCCGGCCTAAAGAGCAGCGGCAGGACGAAAGTGTGATAAACGCGAAATACCGCCTCCAAAGTGGGAGGCAGGGATTGCAGGCCGGTATATCCGGCATAGACACGGAGTTTGCGGTTCGTAACAACGAAATCGAAGCGCTGAAGGCCACTGAACGCGAAAAGACCGTGTTACGGTTGCAGGCGGAAAAGGAGCGCTGGGAAAAGGTGCTCGCTATGATGCGGCAATATAGCGGTGTTGTGTCGGACGCAGATGTCGCCATTGTCAAAAACGCCATTGCGGAAACAAATAACGAACTCGAAAAGGCGAAAAGGCCGCGTGATTTCTGGGATGTAGTGGGCATCAATCTCGATGACGAAAAGAAACAGGCGATTTCCGAAAGCGTTTCTTTCGCGCTGGAGCAGATGACCGCTATTCTCGACGCAGAAATCGAAATGGCGCAACAGGCCGTAGATGCGGCCAACGAGCGTGTCTCGGCGGCGCAGTCGGCTCTCGACGCGGAAATGCAGGCCAAGGCCAACGGCCTCGCGTACAGCCAGACCGAAGCGGAAAAACGCCTTGCGATGGAGAAGCAGAACCAGGCCAAAGCCATCGCCGAGCAGAAAAAGGCGCAGAAACAGAAGGCTCAGATCGAAACTTTGCAGCAGATTTCGAGCCTGGTGACGGCTTCCGCGGCGATTTGGGGCGCACTGGTACTGCCGTGGCTGGCGATCCCGGCCATTGCGATCATGTGGGCGACATTCGGAGCTGCCAAGATCAAGGCTTCGCAACTCGCAAAGTCCTCGAACGGGACGGAGCAGTACGGCGACGGTACCTACGAGTTTATCGACGGCGGAAGCCATCAGAGCGGCAACGACGTGCCGCTGGGCATCAACCCCAAGACCGGCAAGGAGCGCCGCGTCGAGGGTGGGGAAATGTTCGCCGTGGTGAACAAGGCCGGCGTACGTAAATACCGCTCCGAACTGCCTATGATCATCAACTCGCTCAACCGCGGGGAATTCGACCGGACGTACATCCGGGCTGCATTTGCTGCTCAACCGACCCCGGTTGTGGTGAATGCGATGGGGGATAACAGGAAAATGGCCGATGACATTGCCGCAATACGCAGATTGTCCGAACGCCAGGTATACACCGATGCGAAAGGCCGTACTGTCATACGATATAAGAACCTTATAAGAAAAATCAACTGATAATGAATTCGAGTTACCGATTTTACATCAACGACCGCCTGTGCTACCCCTACTATAAGGACGACTTGTCGGTCGACACGGAACGCGAATCGTCCCGGTGGTTCTTTCGCTCGAAGTTGAGCGGCAAGTTGAATTTCATCCGCGGCGACTACGATTACATCGATGCACAGCCGATCTCGACGACGTTTATCCTGCGTATTGAGCGCCAAGGCACGACGGGTTGGACGGAAATATACCACGGCCGTTTTTTCAAGACGGATTGCGAATTCGACCGCGACAACCGCAAGGTTACGGCGACGGTGGATTCGTCGGACAACTATACCGACATCCTGAAAAACTACGATTCCGAAGAGAACCTTATCCCGCTGGGGCCGGAGAGCATCAGTACCAAAACCTTCATCCGGCCGCTGCTGGAGGTGTACCTTGTGCAGAACGGGGTCGGATCGGATAAGATTTCCGTTTTCCAGGGAAACCATGTGTGGGAAAAGGAGACGAACGACAGCCCGTCGGATGAAAAAACGCTCACCGATACGTATCACTTTGCCCCTGGGCGGGAGGTCAGTATTGCGGATGTGGCGTACGGCGGCGGTAACTGGTCTCTCACAGAGTTAGGGGGCTATTTAGGATCATATCGTCTAACGCGTGGTAGTGCCGAGGGGAAAGATCGGTTTTTTGTCAATTCCCGCACGTTATTCTGCCTGAAGGAAGTTAATACCCCGAATTACCCGACATTATATTTATATGCTTATAATCCGGATGCAGACAAAGAAATCGGAAATCCGATTGCTGTTGGAGATGTTTTTCGAAGCAATTCTGTACGCATGTTTCGGTATTTGGGCGGAACAACAGATGTTTTGGTCGTTACGATTCAGACCTCGATGATATACCAACGGGTTATCAATGCCGTATCGGGAAAAAGTCGGAGCGACACGGATATTACGGACACTGCGCTGAAAGTATATCCTTTGGCATACGATGACAAAACAAATTACGAAGCTTATGTTTCGAATGAGAGTACCCCCGAGCCGACCGAATGGGGCCGAACCGAGAGGGGTGACTATTTCACACGCCCGAATGGGCTCGGCGACGAGTTTTTCCCTGTTTTCCAGTCGCGCTGGTCTACATTGTCCTATTGGATGAAACTGACGCTTACGGAGACCGAGGTCGCTTTGGAGAATACCCCGCCCAATTTGAAGGCGTGGACGGTCAACGACTGTTACGACGTGGGCAATGTCATTAAAGTGCTGCTGAATAAATTTGCCCCGGAGATCAAGCACGAACCGCTGCCCGAGTATAGCGAGTTTCTATACTTTTCAGGCACTCCCGAGCATCAGGACGATATTTACAAGCCGTTCCCGACGCTTCCTACGAGCGTGCCGAATTTTCGGTTGCTTGTCGCCCCGAAAAGCAACCTGTTGTCGGTGAACTACGATAAACCGGCTCAAATTGCCAAGACCAGCCTGCAAAGCGTATTCAATATGCTACGTGACGTCTATCAGCTTTATTGGTTCATCGACGATGATAAACGCCTGCGTATCGAGCATCTGCAATGGTTCCTAAATGGCGGGAGTTACAAAGGCGTCGGCTCCGTATCGCTCGATCTCACGAAGATATACAACCCGCGGGTGCGCTTGCCCTGGAGCTTCGGCACGGCCAAGTGGAATTATGACAAGGGCGATCTTCCCGACCGCTATGAATTCGAGTGGCCGGAGGACGCGGGGGTGGTGTTCAACGGCTATCCTATCGAAGTCAAGGCGCCGTTCGTCACTGACGGCAAGAAGGAGCAGGTTACGGTGGGATTATTTATGGCCGACCTCGACACCATGTTGTATAACTCCGGCAGTGTGTCGTCCGAGGGCTTCGTACTGCTGGCGGCCAACGACAAATTCTACAACTATTTCGAGCAGACAGGCGGTTGGATGAAGAACGACGGGGGGGTCGAGGCCGGAACCGGCAGATTCCACCGCACCTACGATGTAGCGGGGCAGGGGATTGCCGGCCAGACGGTGAAGATACGCTGTTGGGGGAACCGGACTTATCCGGGCTGCGTGTGTCTCGATGCCGACCGGAATGTTTTGCAGTGCTTCCTGAACACCGGCGAGGATATGACCTTCATGCAGCACAAACAGGTGTTGATCCCGGACGACACGAAATACCTCGTCCTGAACTATGCCACCGGCCAGGGCATGACGGGGCCGATTGCCACGGCGCGCCTGTCGAGTATATTCCGGACGCAGTACGATCCGATGCATTGTGTGTGGAACGGGAGCAACTGGGTGCCGGATCATTTCTATTATCAGGGACGTGTCGCCAATGTACAGAACTTTTGGGCTTCGTTCCTATACATCGTTCCGAAATTCTACGTCTACAACCTGCCGTCGGACGATTGCGTCATCAACAATGGGGAGGAAACCTTCGGGCCCGCAGCGCCCATTGCTGTACGGTCGATCTCGAAAGCCCTTAAACAGAGCGTCAGCGTTCCGCCTCCGTTTGCTGCGGGAATCAACCCCTACCAGTTGATAAAGACCACGTTGGGCAACGGCATGGTAGAGAAAATATCGCTGAACCTGTCGAGTGACAAGGCCGATGTACAATTGAAATACGAACTGCAATGACCCCTAACAACAACTTTTTCCCGCTTCCCTGGTATAAATCCGTGAAATACCAGGATTTCCGCAAGTCCTATGCGTACGGCAACGTGTTCCAGCTTATCGCCCCCGACCGTTCGCTGCTTCCGTTCCAGATACGCCGCACGCACCGTCCGGAGGCGACGTTCACCGTGCGTATCCTGTATGACGACGGGACACAGTACCGCAACGTATCGGCCGATGTCGCTGCCGACCTGCATGTAGTGACCGGGGAGGATTTCGATGTGATCCAATACTGCAACGACGGGGGCATCGGCTTCTTCCAGCGGCTTGCGCCGGGGCGGTATTACGCGGAGTTGTCCGATGGGGTGGAAACCTGGTTCTCCGAGGTTTTCAGTGTGGTGGATGACCTGTCGCGGTATATCAAACTGGAATATTGGTCGGCGGACAATCAGGAATATAACGGTGGCGAGATCGACTATTCGAACGGTTACCGGAACGTGCTGTATATCTGTTCCGAACTCGGCAAGCCGGATTATGAGTTCGAAGAGGAAGCCGAGGCGCGGGACGGATACCCGTATATCGAGAAGCAGGTCGGAAAGAAGATTTTCCGCTTCGAATGCAAAGCCCCGGAATACCTTGTCGACGCACTGCGTGTCGTGTGGCTGTCGGATTACGTTCGCATGACCGCCAACGGACAACTGTATGAAGTCATGCACTTCCTGCCCGACCCGAACTGGCAGGAGGACGGCCATTACGCGATGGTGGAATGTGAAGTCGAGGCCGATACGATCCTAAAAAAGATCGGCGTAGGTCTGACGAATCCGGTGGGACTGCCTATCGTGTTTCGGATCAAGGCCGTCGACGCCGTAACCGGTGCGTCGATCCCCGGCATCACCCTGGCCGCCAGTTTCGAAGACAACATGCTGATGGAATACTATACCGACGCCAGCGGTAATGTCGTATGGAACTATGAGCAGGCTGAAACGGTATGGAATACGCGCTTCGCCGGGCATCAGATGCGTATTTACAAGAAAATGACCGACCCGGCGATGCTCGTGGATTCCCAAGGGCGTACTTTGATGGATTCACAGGGGCGTATCTTGCTCGTCGGGGCCCAGGATGAGGATTATTTCGACGGGGAAGTTTTCGTCGATCTGGCGCGTTATGCCCCCTCCGTTCAGGACGGCTACGACCTCACGCTGCGCCTGATCCGCAAGTCAGATTTCGTGCTGTCGCCCACGTCCGTCCACTTGCCCGTCATCGGGGGCTCGCGCAGTGTAGGGGTACAACCGGGCCTGTTCCCGATCAAACAATACGCGGGCCCGGACTGGCTTCGCGCAACCTTTTCGGGCAATACGGGCATCACGCTTTCTGCCGCCGCGACGCAGTACGAGCGTGACGGCGTCGCCGAGTTCGGGCCAGATGCGTACGGGTGCCTGGGTCGGCGCACGGTCGCCGTGCACCAGGAGGGTACGGCGCTTGCCTCGCGCAAGGTTCGCGTCCGCCTGTCGATCCTGAATCCTTCGGGCAGCCCTGTCACGGCTGCCGCGACGGACATCTACTGGACGCGGCCCGACGGCAGCACGGGGCGGAACAGCTACCGGGGCTTCGACGTCATCGACACGCTTATCGACGCGGCCACGGTGCTATCGTTCCCGCTGCGGGTCACGGTTTCGGAGCCGGGTTTCAAGGACTACGACCAAAGCGTCGACATCCCCGCGGGCGAGGAGGATTATTCGTACGAAGGAGAGGTGCGCCTGAGCAATGCGGGGCGTTCCCTGCGCCTCGACTTCTCGGTCACCGACCAGGGCGGGCGGCTTCTCTCCGATGCCGAGGCCGTCGTGTCGTATACGCGGTCGGACGGCGAAGAGACCTACTACTCCAGCAAAAACGGACGTATTCAGACCACGCTTGCAGACGTCACGACGGCTGCGTTCACGCTGGGCGTCGCCGCAGCGTGCGAGGGCTATGAACCCTATGAGCACACGGTCTCCGTCCCCGAAGGCGATGCTGCGTATTCCTATACGGACGACGCCGTGCTGGAAGCCGCTGCCCCCGGGAGCCGCACGGTGTACCTCGACCTTACGATCACGGACGCGCAGGGCGTCCCGGTCGCTGCGCAGTCCGTGGAGGCGGAGTACACCAAGTCCGACGGCACTCGGGCGACCTACGCCGGGTCGGGCTCGAAGGTCACCGCCACGCTTACGGACGTCACGACCGGCCGCTTCGCCATGTCGCTCAAGGTGCAGGCCGAGGGCTACGAGCCGTGGAGCGAATCCGTCACCCTCGCCGCGGGTGCCGGGAGCGCCCGGGTCACCAAGACCGCCACGCTGAATAGCGCCGTGCCGCGCCGCCCGTTGAAACTCCGCCTCACGGTGACGGACGACGAGGGTGCGCCGCTTGCGGCCGACGAGGTTACGGCCTCGTATATCCTTCCGTCGGGCGACAGCAAGCTGGAACGCTGGGCCGATACGGGTGCTGTCGACGTCACGCTGGAGGCCTCCACGGAATATATGACCCTGGGGCTCGCCGCGACCAAGGCCGGGTATACGAGTGGCAAGAAGCAGGTGGACATCCCGGCCGGAAATTCAGAATACAATATCAACGAGACCTTGATGTTAACTTCTGAACAACCGATAACCAGCCGAAATATTACACTCGACATCACCATCACGGATAATGACGGACAGCCGGTGGAGGCGGAATCCGTCTATGTGAAGTACACCAAAACGGATGGCGTAGAAACTTTGTATTCGGCATCAGGATCACATATTAATGACACACTACGGGATGTCACAACCGATTCTTTCATAATGACAGTAGCTGTAACCACTCCGGGGTATGTCCTGTGGCAAGATTCCCTCACCGTCAATGCGGGGACAGAACAGTCTACCGTGGCAAAACAGATTGCACTGACGGCCTCGGAACCTGCGCCGGGGCGTAACCTGCACGTCGTGCTGTCTATCGAGGACGCGGACGGCAACCCCCTCGCGGCCGATAAGGTCACCGTCACGACAAAGAACGCTGCGGGCCAAACCGTGACGCGCGAATATACGAATACCTCGGCGGTGGACGATACCATCGCCGACATCCCCACGAGCGGATCGAGCGTCACGGTCACGGCCTCGAAGTCCGGCTACAACGATGGCTGGATTCAGGGGTCTATCCCTTCGGGCAGCTCGGACTACACCTACATCGGGGTCGTTCCCCTGCGCTCGTCGCGTATGATCTCCGCCGAAGTGCGTGTGCAGGACGCGGGAGGCTCGGCGGTCGTCGCCGAAGAGATCGCCTGCACGTACCTGCAAAGCTCGGGCAAGACCAACACGATGCTGGCCACGAACAGCAGCATCCTCGACGATAGAGGACATTCGGACTGCTCGGTGAAGGCCTTTACGTCGCGCATCACCGTCACGGCCGCGGACTACAATACCGCTGTGGAGGAAGTGCCCGTGGAAGCCGGTACGGAGGCCGTCATGATCCGCAAGACTGTCACGCTCTACCCGGGCTCTCGTTCCCTGCACCTGGACTTCGCGGTCAGGAACGAGCAGGGCGCGGCGGTGGAGGATGCGGTCGTGGTGATTCAGTACGTGAAGCCGGACGGGAGCGACGAAAACCTGCAATTCACGGGCGGCGTGCACGAGACTTTCGACAATGCGACCACGCAGGGCTTTACGCTCCTGATTATGGCGCAGGCCGAGGGCTCGCGCGTGCATATGCAGCAGATCGCCGTCCCGGCAGGCAAGGAGGCGTACACCTACGACACGGACGTGGTGCTCTACTACGACTACTCGCCGGGCATTACGCTCGACCCGCCATCCCCGTGGACATATACGGCACACCTGGGGACGCTCCGCAATACGGGCAACGTCGACCTGGAGCTGCTTTCGGCGCCGGAATGGTGCACCATCACTGGGGACATCCCGGGCACGGTGGCGGTGGGCGAGGGACGTGCCTTCGCCGTCTCGAAGAACGAGACGGGTGACTTGCGCAAGGGGACGATCTCGATGCAGTGGCACAACATAGAAGCGAGCGAGACCACGGCCTACGATGTCGAGGTCTCGCAGGAACCCTGATCGCCGATGTTCCACAAACTAAGCGGTAAATTTACACAGTGCAACCCTAAAACCGAACACAGAGAAATGGCAACTTACCAATTACAAACCACCGGGGAGCAGACCGACGAAGCCATGCGGCGGGCTCTTCGGCCGCAGAACGCGATGCAGGGGGACAAGACCGCCTCCGGCGCCTATGTGCTTACGGACGCCGAGGGCAAGGCGTTCGACCCACAGACCTCGGCGTCGGCCGTGCTGATGGGAGACGGCACGACGCTCGAAAAGAAACTGGAGGATGACACCACGCGCGACGAGGATAAATTGTCCCTCCTCGCGCACTCGGATTGCACGCTCGAAGAGCGCGTGACGCACCTCGAAAGGCTGCTCATGGAAATGCTCTCGGGCAAAGTGCTGATCCCCGACCTGCAGGTGAAAAAACTGGGTGTGTGGGGCGACAACAACCTCGTCGTCACGGGCGAGGGTGCGCCGACGAAAGCCCCCGACCGCGCGGGGCAGTTCTATGTCGATACGAAGAACAACGCGGTCTACCACTCCGTAGGCAACGGCGCGGTGTCGGACTGGAAGAACGCTTAAACTGCATACAACATGTCACAAGTCAACAAATACGCCGACAAGGCGGGTTACACGGCCGACAAAAACCGCAAGGACACACAGTCGGCGGTGTCATACGTCGAAGACGACGGCGAGGTGATCTACGACGGCGTGAATGTCGTTGTCGACCGGGATGCCGCGGATGCCGGCGATCTTGCGGTCTTCGACAAAACGGACGGCACGCTGAAGTTCGTCAAGGGCGCGACACTGCTTTACGACCGGCTGCCGCCGGAACTCGTTCCGATGGCCGTGGTCTACGGACGCCGGGGCGAGCGGGTGCGCATCGTCGCCCTGCAACATCTGGATTTTTACAAGTGGGCAGTGGCGTACGAAGTGAAACTTTCGGGCTTCGATCTCTCTTCGGGCGGCAGTTTTACGCTGCATATTCACACCTCGGATTTAGAGTTCACCTATCCCGCCGGGGCAACTCTCGCAAGTATCGCGGCGCAGATCAACGCCAACACAAAAATAGTGGAGTATTCATGGAAAGCCACGTCGTCGGACGAGCTGAATGCCATTGTCATGGAGTGCAATGCGTGGTCCACAACCGAAGGCCATAAAAAAATATCCGCTTCGGGCTGCACGCTTACCAAGCATGCGGAAGATGTCGATTACCAGACCACCACTGCCATTATACCCCAAAAAACGACGGTCAACGTACGCCGCAGAAATGGCGTCGACTCACAACTGGCCGGATGCGACAACGATGCGTTTCTGGAGTACTACAGAGAGAACGGCACGACGGGAACCGACATCCTGCCGGGCAGCTCGACGATCATCCGAGAGAGCGTTTTCACCCAAACCGACAACCCGGCGCTGGTTGCGGCCTATCCGACCTACCGGGACTATCTTTTCGGGGAACACTTGGCCCAATATCCGTCGGCTTACGGGGCGTTCCTGCAGGACGGCAAAAGCAATACGGCCATTCTTGCCGGGAAAACAAGAACCGACTTCTACGGCAAGACTGTTCCGTGTTATCCGGCCGCAGCGGCTGCGGCCGCCTATGGGATGCAAGTCGCGGGGATGACTACGGGGCTGGAGACCGGGGCATGGTGGCTTCCGTCGGCTGAGGAGCTGTGGCTGATGGCCAAAGGTCTCATATTCGCGCAGCCTTACGATCCGGTCAATCGGACATTGTCCGTGTCGGGAAAAGTGATCGCCAAGACGGATTATATGTCCTCGTCTTCCGAGCAGGGTAATCTTTATTATTATAAAGTCAACAAATACGGAAATGTGCACTGGGCACTCGATCAAATAGTGAAACCATCCTCCTGCATTGTACGCCCGGTATCGGAGATATGAAAAAACATAGCAGATTATGTCACAGATAAACAAATATGCGGATAAGGCCGCCTACGAGGCGGACACCGCACGGCTTAAAACGCTCTCGTCGGAATCCTACATCGAGAACGACGGCGTGCTGCTTTACGATGGAGTCAACACCGTGATCCGCAAATCGGCCGCCGGTGTCGGTGATCTCGTCGTCTTCGACAAGACGGATAGTACGTTGAAATTTATCAAAGGCGATACGCTGGTTACAGAAAAGATACCTCCCCAACTGATTCCCGTGGCCGTGGTCTATGCCCGGCAGGGCGATCGGGTGCTGATCGTATCGCTCGAAAATGCAACGGTCGGCAGCCAGCGATGGGCATACTCTTATGAGGTTGCATTGTCGGGCTTCGACCTTGCGGCGGGAGGAACCGCTGTCCTGTCGTTCGGCCAGGGCATTTATGCGATGGAGTTGCCGATAACGTATGCCGCAGGGGCATCACTGGCAGACATCGCAGCGCAAATCAATGCCAATGCAACGGTTAAATCCACATACGGCTGGACTGCCTCCGTAGATGAAGCGACCGCACGAATCATCGTATCGTCGAACACATGGCATCCTGATTTTGCGATTATCAAAGTCGTAAGCGGTTGTCAAATCACAAGGCCACCGGAGGATGTGAATTATCAAACGACATTGACAGGGGTTTTGATCGAGGGGGCGACCGATCCCGTCCGCCGTAAGAACGGGGTTGATGCGTCGTTAGCAGGCTGTAATCCCGAAGAATTCCTGCGATACTATTCGGCCAACGGAAGTGAGAAAACCGGACAGCAACCGGGCAGCGGCGAGATTATCCGCGAAAGCGCCTTTACCGAAGAAGCCAATCCGGCATTGGTCGCCACCTATCCGACCTACCGGGATTATCTGTTCGGAGAACATTTGCTGCAATACCCCGCAGCTTATGGTGCGCTGCTGCGCGACGGCAAGACCGACACTCACCTGATCGGGCGGCTTACCTTCGAGGACATTTATGGTAAGACACAGTACCGCTACCCGGCCGCTGCGGCTGCTCTCGACTACGGCATCACGGTCGAGGGCGCAACTACCGGACTGGAGGCGGGCGCATGGTGGCTGCCGTCCGTCGATGAAGTCTACCTGCTTATGCACGACCGCGTGCTAACGTCCGCCGACCGGGAAAGCGACCCCGTAAACCGCACGCTGTCACGCCTCGGTAAGGCGACCTGTTACGGGTCTAACACTACTTTTCGAACGTCATGCGAGCACAATTACGCCCTCGCGTTCGTCTACAATGGCTACACGGGCAACTTGAACGGCAACTACAAGTATAACACCTACTTCGTGCGTACGGTCAGTGCTTTATAACCACCTGAACCATGGAAACACAACAGCAAATCAACATCCTCGAATCGCGGCAGCTCGAATTACGGGCAGTCATGGCCAAGTCCGACGACAGGGCGGCCAAATGCAGTAAGTCCGGCCTTGACTTCCGGGCTACCTATCCCCTGGATTATGAGGAGTACGAAGCGGCCAACGCGGAGTACAACGCGAATGAAAAGACCCTTGCGGAGCTGAGGGCCCGACGTGCCGAAGAGCTGGCCGCCGAAGAAACGGTTATGGACTTTCAAAACGGATAGGGCATGGATACCTGGCTGCAATGGATGACGGCGATATTCGGTGCCGGGGGTGTCGGTTACCTGCTTATCGACCGTTTTGCCCGGACACGGGAACAGAAAGGCTCCGATTCGGCGGATATGGTGAGCAAGATAAGCGATGCGTTCGACAAGACGTTGCAGACCACCATGCGCTATTCGCAGGAGGTTATCGACAAGATGAAACAGGACGACGAACGCAACGAACGCCGTTACAAGGAGTTGGAAATCCGCTATGCGAAACTCGAAACTCGTTTTGACGAAAAAGAAGCCGACCGTGAATACCTCAAGGAGATCGTCAGCCGCTCGGTAGAGTGTAAATTCCTCAAGGAGGGGCACAATAACGAATGCCCGGTATTGCGGGGCAACCAGAAGCGGCTGGCCGCGAAATGCAAATCCTGCTCCGATAAGGTCGAAGAAAAGCGGAAGGCAAACCAATAACGATATTCGGAAAACTACGAACAAAACAAAAGGACAAATGAAAAAGAAATGGATCGTATGGAGCATCGTTGCGGCCGTGGCCGTAGTGCTCGGAATCGTATTCCCGCGTTACATCCTCGTGGGGGTTGTTTGTGCTATGGCCGGATGGGTCGGGCATATCCTGTACACTAAACACATCGCGCAATGACACCACGCGGGCTGCGGAACAACAATCCGCTCAACATCGAGAAGACACGGGGCGGCAATCCCTGGCAGGGCGAGGTCGTACCGTCGAAAGACAAGCGTTTCGCGCAATTTACGACGGTGGCATACGGCTATCGGGCTGCCTTCAAGCTGTTGAACAACTACCAGCGTAACTACGGGTTGGACACGATCCGCAAGATGATCGGCCGCTGGGCCCCGTCGGAGGAGAACCACACGGACGCCTATGTCCGCACCGTGGCGGAAAGATCGGGGGTGCCCGCCGACAGTCGGATCACCACGACCAACCGCGACGTGATGGTTCCCATCGTAGCTGCGATGTCGTTCGTAGAGAACGGCGTCGAGGCCAAGATGCTCGACGTACAGGCCGGGTGGGATTTGTTCGTAAAGGCATGAAACGCCTGATCCTCTACCTGCTCGCCGCCCTTGCGGCCGGGGCGCTGCTCTTCGGCTGGGGATACCGCCGGGGCGCCGCGTCGGTGGTTGTGAGGGACAGCGTAACCGTACGCCTGAAACCGCTGCCCCCGTTGACGGTCACCATCCGCGACCCGTGGCCGGTGGCGGTGCACGACCCGCCCGATACGGTACGAATTCCCGCTCCGGCCGATACGGCCGCAATCATTGCCGACTACCTGCGCACGCGGGACTACCACTTCGATTTTTCGAGCGATTCCACCGGGATGTTCCTGGTGGATGCCTCGGTCGGCCGCAACCGCCTGCTGGCTATTTCACCCACGATCCGGCCGCTGATGAAGGAGGTGGAGCGGGTGCGGGAGGTGGTGAGGGACGTGCAGCGGTTCCCGCGCTGGGAGCTGGAGGCCGCCGCGGGTGCGCTGTATGCCCGGGACGATGCCCTGGTGTGGATCGGCGGACGCTTGCGACATACCCGCGGCCGGTTGAGCTTCACGGCCGAAGGTGGCTGGACACCCCGATGCGACGGTTTCTATCTCCAGGGAACCGTAGGTGTGACGCTATGGAGAAAATGGAATTGACTGTGAAGGCATCCCCGGAAATTCCGGGGATGCTTTTTTTGAGGCCGCACGAAAAATAATTGCTGGAATATTTGGAGAATGATAGTAAAAATACTATCTTTGTGTTGTGATAATTAAACAAGGCCCGAAAAATGAAGTACTCGGAAGTAGAAAAGAAATTGAGAAAGGCCGGTTGCCGGTTCGTTTCTCACGGCACGAACCACGACTGGTGGTACAGTCCCATCACCGACCGCCGGTTCCTACTGCCCCGGCACAAGAGCGAAGAGGCGAAGGCCGGCACACTGAAAAGCATTAGCGAGCAGTCCGGGGTCAAGTTCTGACCCCGGCGCCTGCCGAAACAATAAGACCTTATAAATCATCTTATTTTATTATGAAAGTTCAGGTTATAATCGAGCGCGGTGCCGACGGCACCTTCGATGCGAATATGGAGTTTATAAAAAGCGTCCCGTTCGGGCTCCTGGGACAGGGAAAGACCGTGGCCGATACGATCGCGGACTTTTATAACTCCTACGGGGAAATGCAGGCGATGTATAAGGCCGAGGGAAAGGAGTGTCCGCAACTGGAGTTCGAATTCAAGTACGACGTTCCGTCGTTCCTGCAATACTATGCCTATGCCTTTACGCTTGCGGGGCTGGAGCGCATCACGGGGGTCAACCAGAAGCAGCTCGGGCACTATATCAGCGGCTTCCGGAAGCCGAGCGAAAAGACCGCCCGCAAGATCGAGGAGAAGATCAGGGAATTCGCCAAAGAAATAGAATCCGTTCGGTTTGTTTAATTATCACAGGTTAACGATCAACGGTGCGCCCCGGAGAAATCCGGGGCGTTTTCTATCGCATAGCTTTACTCCAAATTATTCACTAAATAGTCGATCACTTTTCTATTTGCCTCATCGACCTTTTTTTGGTTGCGGTTGATGTAGATATTCGTTACCCGGTTCCCGGTTGAATGTCCCATGCCAAGGGAAATTGTTTCATCAGGTATGTCGAGTTCTGCGGCCAGCGTTGCCCACGTGTGCCGTGCCCAGTAGGTGG